GGTCCTTCGCTGTTCTCATTCCAGATAAAGCCCCAACGAATACGGTCGTATGTTGGATAAGAAGAGTTGTAATAGTTTTGACCGTTAAATCCATAAAAGTGAATGTCAGCTTGAGTAGAGAATATGCCCTGTGTTTGACCAGTTCCTGGAAATGTCAATGCATCTTGAACAAAGTATCCACCGTAGTTATACGGACTGCGACTAACGTAGCTTCCTATGCTTCCACCATTAGTTGGATCAAAAGAGCTAAACATATTTAATGGAGATATTCTTGTACCGGCATAGAAGTTCTTTTGTTCCCAAGTCCAGTTTCCGTTATATCCACCTGGTAGAGAACCACCAGGTGTAGTGATATCTGGCCAAACTGCAAGCATGTCTTGAGCCTGGAAGTAGTTAAAGACATCGTACTTGGCGTCCGCATTAGCACGAGTTAAATCCGTAGGGTTAAGGGTATTAGCTGTAGTCCAATAAGAGGCTGAGTAATTAAAGGTGGTTCCACGAGTGGCCTTCATAGCCATCATCCATCCACCACCGTCAGCTTGTGGATCCATCAAACAGTAGACCTGTTGAGCTTGACCGTTTAGCCAGATCCAGTAAACACCGTTTGTAGTGTAACCGTAATCTCGTTGGAGCTGTTGAGCTGAGAACCCTGGGGTTGCAGAAGTCAATCCATCGCCAGCAATGTTGTATCCCTGATACCTAGTGGCTAATGCGTTGTAGTTCTGTAACACATCTGATGCACTTAGTGCGTAGTTTCCATAGTAGTGAAAGTTTCCAAAATATCCACGGAAGTAACCCTGGTCATCCGCAGCACCACTAGAACCAGCACCCATAGATATTGTATTGTTACTACCACTTGATGAGTATGATACGTTGCTCTGAGTAGCGACCAATACTCCATTTATGTAGAGATTTTGTGTTTGCAGTGCGTAGTTAAAAGTGAGCACTACGTAATACCAGACACCTGCTGTAAAAACTCCGGAGTAAAGTCGGTTTACATACGTTGTGCCTTGCCACACTTTACCAAAGAACGTTTGTGCAATAGAGGCTACCGGTGGCATTCTCCAGCCACTGGTATTAGACATCATTAAAATATTTCCGCTTTGTGTTTGAGGCATTACCCAAACTCCCATAGACCAGGAATTTGTTGCACTACCTGAATAAGGTAGGGGCGTGTTTATAGTGATTGCGCCACTTACGCCGTTGGTAAACCAAGACCCACCTCCCTTAGTGGTCCACGTTGCGCTGCTCTGTGTAGCCGTTGCATTGTATGCAGAGCCACCAGAAGCTAGGTTAATCCAAGAATTAAAAACCCCGTTATTTCCTGAAGCAGGGGTGGGCCCATCTAGGTGGCAAAGTAAACCAGTTTTAACTAAATGATTTACACCACCTGGAGTAAGAGCTGCGGCACTAAAGGACATTAGAGAATGTCACCCATTACTACCCAAGTATCAACTGCAACTTTGTGAAGAACTGCTGCGCTGTACTGGGTTCTAGTCTTAGGCTGTGTTGGGCTAGATCCTGCAGACTGAAGAGTCGTTGTAAGAGGGAACTGAGCAGAGAGGGTTACGGTTCCTGTTCCAGCTTGAACAATAGTCAGGGTTGTACCAACTGGGTAGGGTGTAGACGAGTTAGTTGGTATGTTTACCTGAGTAGCTGTAGAAGTATTCATGTAAACAAACGCCGAGGAATCGGATAAGACTGGCACGTATTGATTAGCCGTCTGAGTATTGACGTTAGTCAAGATAGACTTATTAGATAAGGTCTGAGCAGCAGAAGCTGTCACAGCAACTGTAGTGTCTAGTGTGATCTGACCAGTTACAGGGTTAGCAATGATTCCGTTGCCAAAGTCTGTATAGCCAGCAATCTTTTCAAACAAGATAGGTGTTGTACCAAAGACGCCTGTAGACGACATCTTACACTGCCAGCTTGTTCCACCATAAGTGTTTCCAAGGTTAACCTGAACAATAGATGCTGCCATCTTTGATGGAGTATCAGCGTCATTGTCTCGAATGAGTACAGTCTGTACTCCAGTAGCTCCAGGAGTAATACAAAGCCAGATACCATTTTGAACTGGATTTGTTTGATCCTTAAGAAGTACACGATCATTATATTGAACCGTGTATCCATCAACAACGAGTGGGCCCGTAGCGGTTAGTACAAACTGATCAGCGGCTGTAAGTGGGTCGTTTCCATAACCAAAACCACCAACTGTGTAAACTCCAGGATAGTTAACTGCATTAGATGCAGACTGAACGCTCTGGTGTACTTGGTATTGAACCCATTCTGGGGCAAACTGTCCATAGCCACCGTAGGACATTAGCAGTTGTCCTGCTTGTCCAGCACCAGGAGACTGTACTACCGCATTAAATGGGATTATATCTGTTCCAATAGTTCCTACAGCATCTGTATAGGTTGTAAAGGATTGTCCACCGTTATAGTTTCCCTGAAGAACTTGAATAATTGCAGCAGCAAGTTTAGGAAGAGTATCAGAATCGTTATCACGAGCCATGATTGTTGAGGTACTAGATGTGCCCAACTGAGTTACTACATAGACTCCGTTTTGACTTTGATCGGCCTGATCTTTTACAAGTACACGGCAGTCATAGATAAGTGGGAATCCATCAATAGTGGGTACGCCATAAGCGGTGAATGTTAGTGTCTGAACACTTAGAGGATAATCATTTGTGGTGTTTCCTGAAAGATTAGAGGTAACACTCAAAGGACCCGTAGTTGCAACAAATACAGGCTCTTTAATATTAAGCTGAACGAATTCAGGTCCACCATTAACGATGTTTCCATAAGACATCAAGAAGTTACCAGCAGTTGTAGAACCTACGGTTGTTTGCTGTACAGAGCCTGAGGAAGATCCAAATAGAATTTCACCCGGTGTTAAGCCGCCAAGAGCAGGTCCCGCAGCTCCAGTTGGTCCAGTAGCTCCTGGAGCTCCAGAAGCGCCTGTCGCACCGGTTGCACCGGTCGGTCCCCAGTAACCTGAAGGGGCAAGTTCTGCCCAAGCGTTAGTTCCACCCATTGAGGTGGTCCAGGTGTACTCAACACCTGTGTTGTCATCAATCCAGTGATCACCAACAGCAGGTGCTGTTGGAGCTGTTAGAGAGAATGTGTATTTACCAGGGCCGCTTGCACCGGTAGCACCGGTTGCACCGGTAGCTCCAACACCTGTTGGACCTGTAGGACCAACTAAACCGGTTGCACCAGTTGGACCAGTAGCACCTACACCAGTAGCACCAGTAGCACCAGTGGAACCCGTTGGGCCTACACCACCTGTAGCACCTACAGGTCCTATAGAGCCTGTAGGGCCTTGTACTCCAGTAGGGCCAGTAGCACCTGTAGGTCCAACTTGTCCCGTTGCACCGGTAGGTCCAAGGCTTCCAGTAACTGTAAAGTTAATATTATCGACACCGATAACAATGCTGTTTAATGTTCCAGAACCTTCTTGGTACTGAATAGCATTAAGACCAGCACGTGTGCTACCGATTTGAACGTAAAGGTAGTCGCCTGCTTCAACCTGCATTGCAACATGGTTGTCGTAGTCCGAAGCACGAGTAAGGATTGTTGGATTACCCTGTGAATCAGAAAGACGTGTTACTACATAGATGCCGTTCTGACGAGCATCAGATTGGGTATTAATAAGAACACGATCAAGAACATTTGGGGTAAATCCGTCAACAATAAATGGGTACATGGTTGCTGCAGCGATTGTTAATGTAGCACCAACACCAAATCCACCATCAGCACCTTGAGTACCGCCTGTATAGGTAGCAACATATGGCTGAGTAGATTCAAGACGTACAGAGTTGTGTGCGTTAGCTTGACCAGCAGGTCCCATTGGACCTGTATCACCCTTAGGGCCTGTAGATCCAGTTGTACCAGCTAAACCTTGCGCACCAGTATCACCCTTAGGTCCTGTTGGACCGGTAGCACCCGTTGCACCGGCAACGCCTGCTCCTGTAGCACCTGTCGCACCAGTAGGTCCTGGAACTGTTGAAGCAGCACCGGTGGCACCTGTAGGTCCAATTAATCCAATTGGTCCTTGAGATCCTGTGGGTCCTGTGGCACCAGTAGATCCAGTTGCGCCCACATTTCCTTGAGCTCCAGTTGCCCCAGTTGGGCCTTGTAATCCTGTTGCTCCTGTAGAACCCGTAGGTCCAACAGCTCCTGTTTCACCCGTCGCTCCTGTGGCACCTGTTGCTCCTGTCGCCCCTGATAATCCTGTTGCACCAGTTGGTCCTGCAGAACCAGTTGGTCCAACAATGTTTTGAATGTCATGCCAAGCGCCGCTGTTCCAAATCCAAAGAGCACCAGCAACTACATATGCGTCGCCATTATTTGCTGTTGGATGTGCAGCGATAAGCTGTGAATAAAAATCATACGCACCAAGTACGTTAATACCCTGTCCTTGTGCACCAGTAGCACCGGTAGGACCTACGGGACCTGTCTGTCCTTGAATACCTTGCGCACCAGTAGGACCAGTGTTTCCTGTCGCACCTGTAGAACCAGTAGCTCCAGTTAAACCGGTTGCTCCTGTCGCTCCAGTTGCGCCCGTGGCACCAGTTGCTCCAGAATTACCGACTGATCCTGTTGGACCAACCGGACCTGTAACACCCTGAATGCCTTGTGCACCGGTAGCACCGGTTGCACCTGTAGCTCCAACAGAACCTGTTGGACCTTGAGCTCCCGTTGCACCATTAGGTCCTTGTGGACCTTGTGCTCCGGTTGGACCCTGAACACCTTGTTGACCTGTTGGGCCAGTAGATCCTGTCGGACCTGCATAACCTGGCGCACCAGTAGGACCGGTAGCACCGGACGCTCCAGTTGCACCGGTAGGACCTGTTACTGACGCTCCGGTAGCACCAGTAGCACCCGCTGCTCCTGTAGGACCTGTTGGGCCTTGTGGACCCGTGTATCCACGTGGTCCGGTAGAACCGGCGTTGCTGTTATTGCCGTAGCCGCTTAAATCGGGAAAGTCAAAGTTGTCATTGCTCACTGAGGGTCTCCATAAGGGATAGATACCTGGTACTTAGTAAATACTTTTCCTTCAAAGTAAGTCTTAGTCTTACCTGATGAATCTTTAAACTGTAAATCCCAATACGAGGTGTGTGGAAGATCTGCAGTGTCTGCACCCGTTAAGTACATTGTGAGGGTGTCTGTAATTCCGCCATTAGCACCTGATGCAGACTTGCTGAATGTTGGAGTAGCAAGAATAAGAGGTCCAATGGTGTTGTCTGGAAAATCAGTAAACATGCGGATTTGTGCAAATGGCGTAAAGGTTGAGATATCTGCAGCAAATGTCCAGCTATGCTCATAGTCATCACCAGAGTAAAGAGATAGATCCAGTTCTTGTACGGGACCAGATGGTGTGGCATCTCCGTAATTTGGCATCTCCAAGTATACACGCTGTGGCAATGAGCCATCGTCCACTTCTTGAGGAATATAGATCGGGACATAACGGTTTGTGCGTGGTGCAACACGTCGTAGATCAAATACGGTTACAGCATGCATACCAATATCCAAAAGCTGGCATAGCTCTTTGTACTGCTCACGACGCTGGTAGATAATCTCCATAAGTTGGCGATAACGCTGTGAGCGAGGGATTGTCACACCGTCTGGTGAGGAGATATCGATATCAAAAGATGCATCTGTAGCAAGGGTATAGAGAGCTTGAATAGAAGCCAACAGAGCAATTGGATACTCATTTACATGGCTAATGTTCTGGATTGTTGGCTTGACCCCATTAACGGTAGTCATAAACTTACTGTGCTGTTCAAAGGCATCCCAGATGTAATGGTTAACTTCAACATCTGTAAAGTATTTGTAAGATAGACCGGAGATAACCACAGTCTGAGTGGATGTAGGTATGTAAGGAAGAACTACAAGTCCTGTTACTTCTTCTACTGTGCAATCGTTAGATACCTCAGTACCATTGATGGTTACTGAAAGGCTTTGAGCATTAACTGGGGCTACCGTCAGTTGAAAACGGCTATCGTGCCCATTACCAGCAAAGGATTCTGTAAATGAACGGGCAATATCACCAAGCTCTGCTCTAACTCGGTTAGAGAGACTAACTATATTTGCCACTAATCCTCCAAAGTTTGATGTTCATATAATCCCAGTATTACATAGGATACGTCTGCATAAAAAAGACCCCACTCCTACAGGAGGGCGTAGTAGGAGTGAGGAACCTGTGTTGCAGCTTAGAGTCGGCTGTCTAGGTAGCCTTTTTCTCGTAGATGCGTTGCTACATTGCTAGGGACTTTATACTTTCCACCAGCTTTGAATGAGTAGTGATTGCCTACTCCCACTGTTACGAAATCAAGATCTTCGATGACACGAATAACTTCGCTCTCATCGGCAGATGTAACTCCGAGATCTTCAACTTCGTCAATTACTGTTGCAATTGGTCCCTTAGTGAGATCAAGGGTTTCTGTCGCTAGTTTATGCTGCGCTTCCGCAGTTGCCATAGACATCTGTTCTGCACGCTTCTGAAGTTCTTCAGCGTTTGACTTTAATAGTTCTTCACGTTGACGTCCTGTGACGTCTGTAACTTTAGCTTTTGCCACGATTATTATTCTCCTTGGGTTGTTAGGGTGGGGGAGGGCTTCAAGGTCCTCCCCCGATTACTATTTAGTTGGTTTCTGCAATGATTACAGACTGGTCAGTGATAAGACCAAGACCGTAGATTGCGTACCAAGCAAGTGCGTGCTCACGACCGAAGTCCAAGATACCACCATCACGAAGCTCAACAGGAAGTGAGATAGCGTGACCAAATGCGTTATCACCAATGAAGATTGCTGAATAACGATCTGCAGCACCGTTACCGGTTGTGGTTGTAGGAGATGTGTATCCTCCACCAGTTGGGTAAACGATTGATCCTGAAGCTACCGCTGTGTCGGTTGTGTAACCTGCACCTGCGCCGCCTGGGACCTTCTTGATCTGGGTTGTCTCAATGAAGACTGTGTCGTACAAACGACCGATCTCACCGAGCATGAAGTTTCCTGGAGCAGCGTACTTTGTGACTTCAATAAATTCTGGATTGTCACGGAGCTTACGGCTCTGGTGTGGGTGAACGAAAGCAACATAGGTCTCACCGAGGCGAGGAATGTTCTTTGTTGAGAGGGTCTCTACTGCGTCCTTAACGGTTGCAGTTGTAAGAGAGAAGTTACCGGTCATAGATGCACGGGATGATCCCTGTGTACCGTAGTCGTACCAGTTGTTAACTGTACCGGCAGATGAACGGTCGTAACCGTAGATGACAGAAGATGCTGCCATGAGTGTGTCGCGTGCCTGGCCATCAAGATAGAGAGCCATGTTACGACCAAGAAGACGTGAAGCAGAAGCCATAACGTCATCGAATGAGGCGTTGAGAAGAAGCTCTGATACTGCGATTGCGTATCCGTGCTCTGCAACGGTGATTGAGAACTGCTGTGCAGTCAAAGCGTTAGTTGACATACGGACACCTTCAACAAGAGCTGAAGCGAAACCGAGGTTGTTGTAACGCATGAAGTTAATCTGGAGACCAGGTGCAACGTTCAATTCTGTCTTCTTAACAGCGAACTGTTCGAAGCGAAGGATTGGCATTGACTGGAAAAGGATTTCCTTTGACCAGATTGTCTGAATTGCTTGTGTAAGCTGGCTATTAGCGCCAGAATACGCTGTTGGGGCAGCGGCTAGATTGCCGGTACCTGTTACGGCTGATGCCATGTCGGTATTACTCCTTAGTTAGTTAATTAATTAACGGTGGATCAAACTACTTATCCGAATATTCCCTTGTTACCGTTATTGACGTTAGGTAGTAGTCGTGAACGATACTTTGCGTACTCGGTAACCGACATTGCAGCGATATTTTCTGCAGTGAACTGTTGTTGATCCGAATTGGTGTCGAGGGGTCCGGAGGCAGGAGCTGTAAGGCTCGTGCCCTTCATTTCTCTACGGGCAGACTGTAAGGACTGCTGCGTATTTGCAAGGATACTGGATGTACGTTCCTTAAGTCCTGCAATGCTTGATTCAATCTCATCAGGAGTATTTCCTGCGATCAAGTCAACCAATTCAGGAAGAATGTTTTCTCTCTCTTGGGAGACGCGAGCTGAACGATACTCTTGGAGTTCAGCATATTGACGTTCCTTATTTAAAAGGGTCAAGGACTGCTCACGAGCGGTTCGTTCTTGCTCTAGCTTGTCTGCCCATTCTTTTTCTTTTGATTCAAGAAGTTGACGAAGATCCATCTCTGATTCAGCTTTCTTACGGGCTTCATCTTCTGCAGCTTGGCGAGCACGCTCGACTTCTGCTAGACGCTCTTCACGTTCCTTCTTTAGGGTCGCTACTTCATCCTTTAGCGATCCAATAGTTTCGTAAACTTTATTCTTCTCAGTCTCACGTGCTTTACGGACGTCTTCCTCAGTAAATGTACGAGTTGATTGAGTTGGAGTTGTTGAAACTGGCGTTGTCAATGTTTCTGTATGTGTAGGGACATCTGCTAGAAATGCCTCCTGCGCTACAGGGGTATCGACTACGTTAGTTGATTCAGTCATGCTTATTCCTTAGGTTTGAGAGGTCGTTGTCCGAATTAATGCCACGATGACCTGCGGATTAGTTGAGTAAGTACAGGATTCC